GCCCTGGAGGCCTCTCTGCTAAGCATGATCAATGCTTAGTAGTCCACTCGGATACGGCTAGTCACCGTTCCCCGCAAGAGGGAGGTCATACCTCTCTCCCGGGAGAGTAGTCAAATGAGACTACGAACCGAAATGGCAAGAGTAGCTAACTTGCGTTGGGCGTGAGCCCGTGGTGCTCAGGGGTAGCTCCCCTGATCCCAGGTGTCATAATCACGGAGGTAGCGTGAGAATCATTCCAACACGCCTACTTACGTGGGTGCGGCGGGTCTGGCCTCGAATAGAGGTCGCTAGATCTGATACGGTAGCTGAGACTGGGTGGGACCTCCTGCCCTTCAGCTTCCGTGTCGACTGGTTTGTCAAAAATGATGACCAGCGCTTTGCACCGACACACGTTCGTAACCCTGTCTCTGTTGAGGCGTTCGCACGTCTCAATGCGCTGTGGGAAGCGCAGAATTGGAGCACAGGGGGAGAACTTCACCTCTCTCCAGATGAATTCCGCAATGGAATTCGGGCGTTCGCGGACGCATCTAACGATGCGTTTCTCGAGCGGCTTAAAGAGGGTGATAGGGATGACGCACAGGATTTCTACGTGCGTAAACCTACGAGGGATCGTAGGATGCCGCCATGCGGCGGGGACACTGGTCAGGGCCCAAAGCCATGACTTCAGGTTCCTGGAGTACACCGAATACCCATCCGGATTACAACGTCAGCCTTTACAAAAACTGGGCTGGCGGTGATAGGCCTAAGGTACCCTACCAGAGGCCGGAACCCTACACGATTTACCGGGATGGTAAAGCGTATAGGATTGTTCCCCGGAGTTATGGGACTCGACCCGCCAAAAGAGCTCGAGACGAACCGCACGCTTACACAATGAGCTGGCGGCACACCAAGAGCTATGCGTTGTGGTGGCCCGGAATCGACCCGCAGACATGCGCGTCGACAGGGGACCATACACAGGGGTGGTACTTTACCCACGCCCTTCGGACATCCCAAACCTATACTAATGGTAAGGATATGACCGAATCGCAGCTTACCGGCAACGATCAAATCAAGCTGGTAGGAAAGCTTCGTGAGAAGCTGACGGGGTCCGACTTTAATGCGTCGGTATTCCTAGGTGAGAGTCGACAGACTCTCGGACTCATCACGGACAGTGCGACTCGTATCTACCGAGCGATGCGCAGTGTTAAGAAAGGTAACGTCGCTCACGCGGCGAATATCCTCGTGTCGGGAACTGCTCGTGAGAGCTCCCGGGGTTCCACTGTACATAGGGCGCGAGCCCTGCGTGCAAAGACCGTTGGATCCGCCTGGCTTGAACTCCAGTACGGATGGCTGCCTCTTGTGAAAGACGCAGCAGCAGGAGCTGAGCAGTTAGCTCATGCCCTGAATGCTCCTTTTCGGAAACGACACTCGGTTTCCACTAGGGCAAGCAACTCTCGGTCGTTCTTCACACCGGCCAATCCACTGTTCCCTTGCGGGAATACGTGGGGTCATACGTGCAAGACCGAGACGAGATCCACTCTCATTGTTTACAGTGAGGAGCGGATATCGGTAGCAGCAACCCTCGGGCTGCTGAATCCAGAGAACGTGGCTTGGGAGTTACTCCCCTGGTCATTTGTGGTTGATTGGTTCATCCCGATCGGCCAGTACCTGGATGCTCGCGCTATAACATCGTGTGTTAATGGGAGCTATGTCCAAAGCACCAAAACTGCCTTCCGTGTCACCGGTAGATCCGGCAACGCGAATTGGGGTGGAGACTGGTGTGAGGGTGTGGACTTCAATCGCACGGTGAGTTCATCACCTAGCTTGCCACTACCGTCCTTTAAGGGCCTCGCCAAGGCTGCCTCCTGGCAGCATTGTGTGAACTCGATTGCCCTGCTATCCGCAGGTGCATGGGGTTCAGGTAGTGCGAGATTGCGCTAAGCGGCTTCGCGCACCGTATATCTTAACAATTGCCCGTGTTCGGGCCGAGAGCCAGCTATGTCAGCAATGGCCAACATTGCCGTCTATGACGGCGCAGCAACACCTGTCCTGCACACCCTTGTGCCGGAGAGCCTCGAGCGCAAGCCCGATGGCACGATCGTCCTGAAGTGGAAGGAGTCCCTTTCGGGGGTCCCCGACTACGCTCAGGTGCGTGTCACCATGACGAAGCGCAAGCTTCCAAGTGGGGTATTCAGGTTGACAGTTCGCGGAGAAGTTCCAGTGATGGAAGCTGTCAACGCGCAGAATAGCTCAGGGTATACGGCTGCCCCAAAGGTAGCCTACACCGATACCTGTGAGCTAGTGGGACTGTTCCACGAACGGGGATTAGTAACCGGCCGTCGGCTTTGCCGCCAGATGGTCGTGAACATCCTTGGAAGTATCGCAACCTCGGTGGCGCCCGTAACAACGGGACCGGCACCGGAGCTCATCGATCAACTGATCGCAGCTACCTGATACTTCGCACGCTTAGTTAGGTGCTTCCCTGCCCCACTGGTTAGGTTGGGCAGTCCAGTCAGTTTACTCTTATGGAGATCCGTTATGCGAAAACTTTCGCACTGGTTGGAGGAGCTTTCCCCTGCCGAGTCCATCGACTTATACAGGGAACTTGCACTCTCACACGCCCGGGAGGGCGGTTTGCAAGGCGAGGAGATCGCGAGGCTAATCACCTCCGACCAACTTCGCAAGCTATGTGAGTTCGAGTTCAATTACGCGATTGAAGGGCAAACAGCAATGCAT